TGCGGCTAAGTTGGTATTAAAAAAAATGTTTTCCCCATCACCATTATTATCGGAGGCAATAACAATATATTGAGCAAAACGAGTGTTACTGCCACCATGATTTTCTGAAATGTTCAGTCGTAGTTTTGCATAGCTTGTTGTATTACTAAACGAACTAGTAGTTGCCGTATGTGATCCACTACCATTAGTTAAATCGTCTATAGTTGTCCAATTACTACCGCCATCATTTGACCCTTGCAGCAACACACTGTTTGGTCTTGAAGCTGCGGTATAAGCAGAAGATGACGCATTTATCATAGTGTGAGATACGGGTGTAACTGATGATGATGGTGTAATATCAATTATACCACCGCTACCTGTCCTATCACAATCTGTGCTTAAAATATTGTCAAAAGCCTCTGCATATTCAGCGGATGTAAAGTTTGTGTCACCACCACCAAATGTAGAAAAAGACGGGGATGTTACAAATGTTTTAGAACCAGACTTATCACGCCCGATATAGTTGCTATCTGAAAATGGCAGATAGAAACCATTAGTTCCGTATGAGCCTGAGTATTCTTTTGGTATCCACACCCCGTCTTTCGTCTCGCCGAAATAACTAGCGTCATATTGTGCGCCATCAATAAAATTAATTTCACCTAAATATCCGCAAAAAAACTGTGTGCCATTTATTCTAGCACTTTGTCCAATTGCGTGAACAACATTGCTATTCCAGTCTGTATCATAATTTTCTGATGGATATGTAGCTGTTGAAAAACTGGTTATCTGTTCGCCATTTACATAAAATTTTACACGGTTGGATGCTATTGACTGAGTTGTATCTACTGCCAAAACAATGTGATACCAAGCTAACACATCACGAAAAAGTTGATTTGTTTGGATGTTAGCATTTGTGCCATCATTCAAATAAAATTCTAAATCGTTTGTGTCTCCAAATCTAAATTGGTCAGCGTCACCACCGTCAAACGCTGCCCAGATAAGTTGACTTTGATTTGAACTACCACTACCTAATTTTGACCTCTTTACCCAAACGCTATATGTCCAAGTTCTACGGTCTCCGGCAGATGACGGTGTGCGGCTCAAATACGCATCACCTGTACCACTATCGGCGTTTGGAAACCGCAAAGACTGACCAATGGTGTGATCATATACAGCACCACCAGCAAGCGCACCCCCCGGCGCACCTGTACCGCCTAGACCAGCTAAATTAGCTTGTAATAAACTCATATTATGTTAATGCTCCTGATACAGAAACTAGAACTCTATTGTCACCCGTAGCAGCTTTTACAAAGTAACCCAAATGATAAACACCAGCAGTGTTTAGGCTAGTTAATGCTGTTGCGTTAATAGCCACCATACCGTTAGCACTGATCGTACCACCACCAGTGGTCAAGAAAATGTTACCTGATTGACCTTCTACTGTGTTAGTAAATGTCAACTCATCATCTCCAGTTGTTGTAGCTTTAAAGTTATTATTATCTGCTAAGTCAAATGTAATTACATTACTACTAGGTGCGTCTGTTGTAATAGCATCTGTACCATCGTGACTAGTTGCTCTTCCTGTTACCTGCACACCTGCTGCAACAGTTTCTATTTTTTTAGAATCGTTGTGGTATAATTCTACTGCGCCACCATCGACAAACTTTGCCATCTCATGTCCGTCAGCACCGTCAATGTTTAATGTGCCAAGGGCAGTAATATGTCCGTCTGTAGCATCCCATTTAATAACGATGTCATTTCCAGTGCCTACCCGTATTTCATCGTTGTCAGCCATAGCAATGTTATTGCCATTACTCGCTAGATCACTGGATAAGTTACCACCAAGAGATGGTGCCGGAATAGCTTCAAGCTGTATTGTATCACCGCTGCTATCATATGTCAAGACATGATTATCAGTTTTTGTTGCATCTGCATCTAATGTAAGGTTGCCTATCGTTACATTGCCAGTACCGTTAGGAGCAATAGTTATTGCACCATTAGCAGCATCAGCTATAGTTATACTTCCAGAGTTTGTACCAGCATTTGTATTTAATATTAAGTCGCCTGTACCATTAGTTGTAATGGTTGCATTAGCATTGCTATCACCAACACGAACGGTATCAGCATCTAACTGCACATCTCCTGTTCCATTTGGTGTTAAGGCAATGTTACCATTAGTGTCAGTTGATGTAATTGAGTTACCATCTATTGTAATATTGTCAATTACAGCAGAAGTAAACGTGCCAGCAGCAGCAGAGTTTGCACCTATTATTGCGCCGTCAATAGCACCGCCATCAATATCAACTTTAGATATATCAACTTCGCCAGTGCCGTTAGGTGTAAGTGCTATATTGCCATTTGTGTCTGTGCTGATAATAGTGTTACCATCTACATTAATATTACCAATAGTAGCACCACTGCCATTTAATTTTAGTCGTTCTGCTGCCGCACCGCCAGATGACATGGTTTTAAATATCATGTCAAATTCTTCTGATGTTGGGGTTAGACCACTAGCAGATGACTCAATGACACCACCAGTTTCTAAATTACCTGCAGCGGTTTCTGTAGAAAATTCAATGCCTGTACCAATGCCAACAGCAGGTGTACCGCTGCTTTGCGCTTGCAGTTTAAGAATATCAGTAACAGAATTTGTACCTGAGTTTTCTACGTTAAGTGTCACGCCTACATTGTGTTCGTGTGTAAGTGTCACTTCACCATCTGCACCCAGAGATACTACAGCAGCATCGCTGTCTAGCTTTAGATCGTTGCTAATGTTTACAGATGTCGATGCATCAATGTCTACAATAGGTGCAGTAATCTCTAACTCTGCGTCAGCATCTATGTCTAGTTGACCGTCCGTGCTTGAGTTAATAAATATTGCGCTATCACGTAGCTGAAGTTTAGTATCGGTAGGAATGTCAATAACACCTGTTCCATTAGGGTCAAGTGTTATGTTGCCATTTGAGTCGGTGGAAGATATTGTATTTGCATCTATGGTAATGTTGTCAATAGCGGCAGACTCACCGACTATTGCCGTAAATGTACCCGCTGCTGCAGTAGCTGCACCAATTGTAGTATTATCAATTGCACCACTATCTATATCAACTTTACTTATATTAACTTCACCAGTTCCATTTGGTGTCAAGTCAATGTTACCATTAGTGTCAGTGCTAATAATAGCATTACCATTAATATTAATATTGTCTACGTCAAGATCACCAGTAACATTTGCTGCGCCTGTAATAGTAAGAGTAGTTGTGTCAATAGTAACAGCAGTGGATGCGTCTATATCAACCGTAGGTGCTACAAGTTCCAGTTCAGTATCTGCATCAATATCTAACTGTCCATCCGTGCTAGAGTTTATGCTTAGTGCAGTATCTCTAAACTGTATGGCTTTGTCTGTATCAACTAATAAGGTTTCACCAAGACCATCAATGTATGCTTTACCATTAAGGTACATATCTTTAAACTGCAGTGCAGATGTACCTATGTCTAATGTATTATCAGTCTTTGGTTTTACTTCTGTTGAACTAGCTACAAAGTCTTGCACAGGGCCAAGCACAGTAACAGGCGCACCTTCACCAGCCGTGCCATCGTGTGTATGTCCACTGGTAGCATTAAAGGCTGATTCAATAGCATCATATTCGCCATCAAAGTCAGCAGCATTAATTACATTACCGTCAGCAATATTATTAGCTGTATCGTTTCTGGTATATCCTGTTCCCATAGTTTTACCTTCTTGCGTTAGTGGCGTATTCTACTGTTAATGCGTCAAGAGAAAATGGCGGTGCTTGTGTAGCAGAGTCAAACAAAAATGAAACTGCAAATCCAGAACCTACTACTTGACTTTCAAATAGTTTAACTAATTTTGCACCATACGATGTTGTACCAAATATACCTGCACCAAAAAATCCAACAGTTCCCTGCACGTTTTGAATATTAATAGGTGCTGGTTGTATAGTACCCGCTTCATCAAAGTCTAGCTTTAGACTTAAATCAAATGCCACACTTCCTTGCGGATCAGTGTACAAAAATATCTTATAAAAAGTTTTTCGTACTCGTGGGTCTTCAATTGGAATAAACGGTGTGGCAAACGATATAGTAATTGCTGTGCCATCAAAGTCGCTACCCGATTCCATTTGATATAGGTAGCCGTCATCATTTGCAAATAGCACAACTTCATTATTTAAATGGTAGTTACTATCTGCTACAAATGCTCGTATGCCTCTAGTTTCTGCATACTGCATATTTGCGCCACCTTGTTCTGCAAACTGTGTGGCTAAAATTCCTTGAGCATTTTCTTGAGTAATATTATTATTATATCCAAATATTCTGTATTGTGATTTTTCTCTAACAACACAACTTGTAAAATTTGTATTAGTTGAAATAAAGGTAACTAAGTCATCCTGTATATTTTTAGATACAACACCAAGTCCAAAGTCACCTATTCTATCTGTTGCACTTAGTAACCGCAAACCATCAGGTGCTAAGAACATAATGTCACCACCAACTTCTTGTATGGTGTCGCTTTCAATACAACCAATGTCGTTAGTTACTGGTTGTAACGTAAAGTCTGCTATAGTGTTACCTACTAATCTTTGTATGGATACTTCAGTAAAAATAATTAGCTGGTCACGAAATACTTCTAAGCCTGTAATTGGTGAACCTACGTTTATAGAACCAGCACCATTTGCTACAGAAAAATCACTATCAGTATAAGGTGCAGTAAAATTAAGTGTAGTTCCCTTACCAAAGAATAAAGCATTTTTAAAGTTAGATACAAACGATGCGCCTTTTACATCTGCGGGTGCATCATTTAGTGCAGTAAATAAACTAGTGTCGTATGTTGCTGGAGCATTTGCCCCATCCACTAATGCTATCTTTTGAGTGCCATTAAAGTTGTATTTTGCAAAACGTGTTCTTGTAGCACCTTCTCTGCTTGTAGATATAAACGTAATAGCAGCATTATCAGCAGGACTTGATGCAAGTGCAGGATCTATACTTAAAGTAGAGCCACCAGAAGATACAGTAGCCGTGGCTGTTACTGTGTATATTTTTGCAACACCTGCAATTGTAAATTGATCTTGTGCTTGTGGTGCTGCGGTTAAACCATCTACAATAAGAGATGAGCCTGTTTGACTTGCCCCGTTCACCAAAGCTGTTCCATAATTAGGAACATTTATTTTTGTAAACCCTACCCCTGTTGATCTAAATATATCATCATTCTTTGCAATGATGGCTGAACTTTCCCAGCTTGCAACACCAAGTGCCAGATAGTTTAGCGTTGTTGAAACAAACGTAACATCATCTTGATCTGATGGATTATGTACCATCGTTTGTGATAATGTTAATGTTGCTCTGTTTGTTGCTGCTGCAAAAGTAACACCACCTGCAGCTATTGTGTACCTAAAACTAAGTGCTGCATCATCAGCAGGTGTAGAAACCAATGCAGGTGTTATTGTTAAAGTAGAGTCTGTTCCTGCTAAAGCAGTAGCACTGCTAACAGTATATACAGTAGAATCACCAGCTATGGTAAACGTATCATTAGCAGAAGGCGCAACATCTAATCCATCTACAGTTAGTGTGGTGCCTGATTGTCCTGCACCGTCTACTTCACCGCCTACAAATGTTAACACGTCTGCAGCTACAGGTGTCTGATGTATGTTCGCTATGACAAGACTTGTACCGCTTTGACTTGCCCCGTGTACCTTTGGCGCACCATATGGTGGAATTATATCGCTATCATACTTATCGTAACCCTCAATTCTACGATAGCCACCTTCAACAGATGGTTCAAAGTTACGTAGTATTCTTGCGCTACCCGGTGCGTTAATGCCTTGCTGCAGTGGTGATAGATTACTTATTAATCCACCACGAAACTCAACGGCGTAGGTTTTCCATGCATCAGCCATAAATTACCCCTATGTTACCGATGAATATCCGTACCTAAGACCACCACCTGTGTTTTGCGGAATCATATAAGAACGCACATATCGTGTACGATTAATCAACATTGAACGCATGTATTTAATACCCTCGTCAAATTTTTCTTTCATTACCAAAGCATCTTGTGTATTACCTCTAAACAAATATGCATAGTGCATTGCACCATCTACAATTACATGTGCAAATCTATCGGGTATTACTATTGTATCACCATGTGCAGATAAATCTGCAGTAAAATTAAAGTACTCATATACTAATATATATGCTTTATTTGGTTCTGGAGTAAGAATAAATTCAAGAGAAGGGGCATGTACAACACGAGTAGGTACGCCTTGAAAACTAGAACTGTTATATTCCTGTGCAACAAATTTATCTAAGTATTCTTCATAAGTCATAGGCATTATACGTGTTGTACTATTGCCCAAGGTAGAGTCTTCCTTAATCCTAAATGTGTCAAAATTAATAACTTTGCAATCTGTAGGAAAAGAATAACGGCTAGTATTAGCCGTCAAAGTTTGAGTTTTTAATGTGTGGTTAAAAGGCCATTCAAATTCAGATTGATTTATATATCTAATAGATGCATTAATAGCGTCCTTCGCATGTGCATAGAAACCTGCAGAACTAGCAAAGTTTGTAGAAGTTAATTCAACTTCATTCAAACGCCTGTTTACTTGATTAACTAATTGTAAAAATGTTGTAGCCATTTACGTTTCCTTAAAAGAAAGAATGAAGGGGCAAGTTGCCCTGCCCCCTCAAGTTATTTAGGCAAGCGTGTCACGGTCTACTTCGTTAGCAGCCGTATCACCTTGGTCACTGATGTCCATCATTACAGCGTAAGCACGTAGCTTACCTGCTGTAAATGACGCACCACTACCAGCCAATACAAAGTCAATT